GGCGGACTTAAACGAAACATCTTTAGAAGATGCTTTGATTAAGATTGCAGGTTTTGTGGATGAAAGAGGATTAATAATCGCTCTAAGAGGCATGAAGTTAATTGTTCCAAGACAATTACAATTTGTCGCAGAGAGAATATTAAACTCTAATCTAAGAGTTGGAACAGCAGATAATGATGCTAATGCCATGAGACAAATGGGAATGTTGCCTCAAGGATATATCATCAATGATTATTTGACTGATACTGACGCTTTTTTCATCAAAACAGATGCACCAAATGGTCTAAAGCATTTCGAAAGAATGCCTATGGCAACAGCTATGGATCCAGATTTTGATACAGGAAACATGAGATATAAAGCAAGAGAGAGATATTCTTTCGGTTTCTCAGATCCTCGTTCACTATTTGGTTCACCAGGAGCTTAATAAAAAAAACAACTTTTTTAGGGCGACTCATTGCAGTCGCCCTTTTTTTATGTATAATAAAATTACCTTGACGAAGAATTAACTTCGACAACAGCCAAGACAAGGAGATATACATGGCTAATACAACATTCTCAGGTCCTATTAGATCTGAAAGCACTATTAAAACAATAAGTAAAGATGCAACTAGCGGAACCATTACAGAGATAACAACTCTTGGTGGAGCACCAGTCAGTTTATCTGATGGTAACGTAACCCTTACAAACGCCACTCATAGTGGTAGAGTTTTACTTGTACCAGATGGTGGTCAAGACAATACATATACACTTCCAGCACCTATAGCTGGGTCAATGTTTAGATTTGTTTATGCTGGAGGAGCTGCTGACGCAACAGACGCTATAATAATTACTCCAGGAAACACTAATTTTTATATTGGTGGTATTACATTTTTAGACACTGATGGTAATGCGATTAGTTCTGTATTTTCAAATGGTAGTTCAAACAGTAGTATTCAATTTAATGTTCCTGCTGGATTTGATGTCACCATTATGGGTTTAAATACAACTAATTATCAGATTTTTGGTAACGCTACATCAACGACTGCTCCAGCTTTCGCTGACCAATAATAGGAGATATAAATGGCTGGAACAAGATCTGACGTAAAAGCCTTCAATGTAAACCAAGGAGATGCTGCTGCTTTGATAGGACCTGCAAGGTCAAGAATAAGACAGATAGTTATCTTTGCAGATGCAGCAGGTGCTTTGACCATAACAGATGGTAATGGTGGAGCTACACTGATAGCACAAAGTTATCCAACTGGATTACATACTCTCAATATTCCAGACAATGGCATATTAGCAGAGAGTGGTGCATACCTATCTGCGTTTACTGGTAGTAGCAATAAGTTAACTATATTCTTATCGTAATGGCTAGAAAACCAGATAAACAACCGCCTAAAACTAAAAAATATTTCCGCTCCACTAAATCTGGAGCGGGAATGACAAAGGCAGGAGTTGCTAAATATCGCAGGGATAACCCTGGTAGTAAATTAAAAACAGCTGTTACGGGCAAAGTAAAACCCGGAAGCAAAGCTGCAAAAAGACGCAAATCATTTTGTGCAAGATCAGCAGGGCAAATGAAAAAGTTTCCTAAAGCTGCAAAAAATCCTAACAGTAGATTAAGACAAGCTAGAAGAAGGTGGAAGTGCTGATGCCAAGAGGAAGACCAAAAAAACTAACCGCTGAGCAGGTTATGGCTGAATTAGCCAAACATGAAAAAGAATGTGGTTTTAGATATACAAGATTAGAAGAAAAATTAGAAGACAACAAAGCTAGTCTTAAAAGTCTTGATGTAAGACTTTGGGGATTAGGTGCGTTAATAATAGGTGCTGCGATAGCAGAAAACTTTATACCATGACAATATCTCGTGGTAGCATGAGTAGACAAATTACGAAGGCACCGGGTAAAAGGAAGTGGAGCGATGCTAGGAAGAGGAAAATCAATTGCAGAAGACCTAAAGGATTTTCTGAAAAAGCACATTGTGCCTCTAAAAAAAGGAGAGGTGGTAAGAGGTGAGCCAATAAAAGACTGTCCAAAATGTATGAAGAGAGTCTATTGGTGCACATGTTGGAAAGTAATGAAAGGAAAGTATTATGCCTAAAGACGCATGTTATCATAAAGTTAAAGCACGATATAGAGTTTTTCCAAGTGCATATGCCTCGGGAGCGATTGCAAAATGTAGAAAAGTCGGAGCTGCAAACTATGGAACTGGTGGTAAAAAGAAGAAGAAAACCAAAAAAGCTGCTCAAGGTGGTTTAATGGAGGCTATAAGAAAGGTTGATAGGCAACAATCGATTAAAGCTAAAGAAGGCAAAGTTGTAAGAATGACCAAACGAAAGTCTAAGAATCCTAGAATTGCCAGAGGCTGTGGTGCTATAATGGCAAGTAAAAGAAAAGTTACAAAGCGTGCATAATGGCAGTAAGAAAAACTAAATCAGGACTAGCTTTAAAAAGATGGTTCAAAGAGGATTGGAAAGATCAAAAAACAGGCAAGCCTTGTGGTCGTCAGAAGGGTGAAAAAAGGGGTACGCCTTATTGTCGTCCTACTAAAAGAATATCGAAGAAAACTCCGAAAACTGCTTCGGAGATGACAGCGACTGAAAAACGTAGTAGGATAAGACAAAAGAATCGGTTGGGACAACCAGCTGGTAAACCGAGAAGAGTAGCATCACTAAAAAGGAAGAGGAAAAAATAATGGAAAGAATGGAAAGAAAGCCGAAAAAGAAAGACGTTTCTGATTTTGCTGTAACTAAAAAGAAAATAGGTCCTAGAGATAAATCTGATTTTGCCAAAGGATTTGTCCCTAAGAAGAAAGACGTTTCTGATTTTGCAGTTAATACCAGAAGAAAAACAAATGGTAAAAAAACAAACGTAATAAAACCTGCCGCACCAACATCTTTTGCTCAAGCTTTTTCACAAGCTAGAAAGAAATTAGGTGCAGGTAAAACATTCACTTACAAAGGTAAAAAATACAGCACAAATAGAGCAGATGATAAGAAGAAAACAAAAACTGTTACTAATGTTGTAAAACCAAAACTTAGACCTAAAACTGTTGTGAAGAAAAAGACTAATGGCACTAACGGCACTAAAGCATCAAAAATGGGTATCAATGGTGCAGCTACTACCATGAAGAAAAAGACTAATGGTAAGACAGGTTTGGGATCCAAAGTTATGGCTACAAAGACAAAAAAGACGTTTAAAGGCACAAACATAACTCCTACAGCGACTCAAAGAAAGAGAATGCGTAATAGAATGATGGGATCTACATAATAGATGGCAACTTCAAACTCAAGAGATTTTGACCTAGATGTAGGTGAGATAATAGAAGAAGCGTATGAGCGTTGTGGTTTAGAGCTAAGAACTGGCTATGATGCAAAAACTGCTAGACGTTCTATGAATCTTATGTTTGCTGACTGGGCAAATCGTGGACTGAATTTGTGGACTGTAACACAAGATACTAAAGCTGTTACTTCTGGCACGGCAACTTACACCTTTGATGCTACTCATGTGGACTTGCTAGAAGTTGTGCTTAGAAACAGTAGTAACACTGACTTTACTCTAACTCAAATGAGTAGAGGTGAATATCTTACAATCCCAAATAAAGCTGCTACAGGTCAACCTAGCCAGTATTTTTTCGACAGACAAGTAACACCTACAATAACTTTGTGGTCTACACCAGACACTTCTTATACTCTTGTTTATTATTATGTAAGACGTATTCAAGATGCAGATGCTTTGATTAATACGACAGACGCACCTTTTAGATTTTTACCATGTGCTGTTGCAGGACTTGCTTATTATTTAGCAATGAAACGAGCACCAGAGAGAGTACAACTATTAAAGGCTGTATATGAAGAAGAGTTTCAAAGAGCAGCGGCTGAAGATGCTAATAGCACTCCTTTGAAGTTAACTCCAAGAATGGATTACTTGAGGTACTAAATGGCTAGGTATGCAAGTGGTAAAAAAGCATGGGGGTATTCAGATAGATCAGGCTTTCGTTATCGCTTGCGTGATATGATAAAAGAATGGAACGGATTAAAAGTTGGTAGAGATGAGTATGAAGCTAAACATCCACAGCTAGAGCCAAATTATCCCGGACCAGATCCAACAGCTTTATTTGAGCCGAGACCAGATAGAAGAACAGAAGTGACCGTAGAGAATCTTTTAGGACTTAATCCATTTCTATCTACAGCCAGTAGTGCAACGATTACAGTTATAGAACCATCACATGGTAGATCAACAAGTGATACTGTTAGATTCAGAGATGCAATCGGTTTTGATGGATTTACAGCAACTGTTTTGAATAATTCATCTGGCTATGCTATAACCAAAGTAGATGATAATACATATACTTTTTCTGCTAGTAGCGGCACAGCGACTACAGGTGGAATAAGAGGTGGTGGTGGTAGAGTTACTGCTGGCCCAGTCACATTGGGGACATAAATGAGTTTTACAAAAGCGACATTAACAACAGCAATTCAAGACTACACGGACAATAGTGAATCAACTTTTGTGAGTAATATACCTAATTTTATAAAAGCCGCTGAAGAAAAAATACTAAAAAGCGTAGATCTAGATTATTTTAGAAAAAATGTGACAAGTGCGTTAACATCATCAGATGCTTTTCTTACAGTGCCTTCTGATTATTTAGCATCATTTTCTTTGCAGATAACTACATCTGGATCTGAAAGTTTCTTGTTACAGAAAGACGTAAATTTTCTAAGAGAATACACACCAGCTTCAACAACAACTGGACTACCAAAATATTATGCTAGGTTTGATGAAGATAACTTTATTCTAGCACCTACACCAAATAGTAATTATACAATACAATTAAATTATTTTTACAGACCAGCCAGTTTAACGGCAGGTTCTGATAGTGGTACAACATGGGTTAGCACTAACGCACCTTTTGCTTTACTTTACGGATCTCTTGTAGAGGCTTATACTTTTATGAAAGGTGAGCCAGATGTGATACAAAACTATAACGGACTGTTCACACAATACTTAGAAAGAGTAAAAGATCTTGGAGAAGCAAGAGAAAACACAGATGGTTATAGAGTTGGTCTACCATCAAGACCGAGAACATAGGAGTAAAAAATGGCAACAGCAAACGCAGCAACCACCTTCTTAGAAAATAGACTTTTAAGTTTTATTTTCAAAAACAATGCAGCATCGTTTAGTTCACCTGGAGATGGTATATATGTTGGATTAGCTACAAATGTAACAAATTTTGATAATACAACAGGTGAGTCTGGAGACCCAGTTATAACAGAAGCTACGTTTACAGGATATGGCAGAAAGCAAGTTCCAGCTTCTGGGTGGACATTAACAGCAGAATCTGCTGATACACAAACAATAAAAAATGGAGCTAATATAGAATTTGATCCTTCAACTGGATCAACGGAAACAATAACTCATGTGTTTATAACAACTGCAGCTAGTGCTAGTTTAGATGTAGTTGGCTCTGGTGGAAATGTACTATTTATAGGAGCATTAGATGCAAGTAAGGTTATAGCAAGTGGTGATATATTTAGAATAAATCAAAATAACTTAACAATAGAGCTTAAATAATGGCATTGGTATTAAATGACAGAGTAAAAGAAACTACAACTACAAGTGGCACTAACCCATTTGCACTAGCAGGTGCAGTTACTGGATTTGAGACTTTTGCTGCTGGTGTTGGAAATAATAACACTACATACTATGCAGTTACATTGCCCGGCACATCAGAGTTTGAAGTTGGATTAGGCACATTAAGTAGTGACTCTAGCACCATAGCTAGAACTACAGTTATTAGTAGCTCAAATAGTGATAACGCAGTAAATTTTAGTGCTGGTACAAAAACTATATTTTGTACAATACCAGCATCAAAGTCAGTATTTTTAGATGCTAGTGGTAATGCAACACTTGGTGCAGATTTATCTATAGGTGATGATCTTACTGTAAATGGTGGTGTGATAGAGCTTAGAAGTAACAGTGGTGCTGTTGGACAACTAAAACTATATTGTGAAGTTAGTAATAATCATGCACAGACTATATCTCCTCAAGCTCATGGTCAATCAGCAACTAATACATTGACTCTGCCCGGTGGAAGCACAATAGGAAATGCTGACGCAACTCTTGTTTCTGATACTGGAACGCAAACATTAACAAATAAAACTATAGATGCTTCACAGTTATCTGGAACTGTAGCAAATGCAAGATTGGATGCAGAGTTACAAGCACTAGCTGGTTTAACATCAGCCGCAGATAAAGGTATACAATTTACTGGATCTGGAACGGCATCAACATATGATTTAACAGCAGCAGGTAAAGCATTGCTTGATGATGCAGACGCATCGGCTCAAAGAACAACATTAGGATTAGGTACAGCCGCAGTCGCAGCTACTGGTATATCAAATACAAATGTACCAGTGTTTACATCAGGTGTAGCTGATGATGATTTTTTGCGTGTAGCTGGAACATCAATAGAGGGCAGAAGTGCATCTGAAGTGTTAAGTGATATTGGTGGTCAAGCCTCATTAACTTTTGGTATATCAAATACAAACGCAGTCAAGATAGATAGTGCAAGTGTAGCAGATGATGAGTTTGCAAGATTTACTGCAAATGGTTTAGAGAGCAGAAGTGCATCAG